ATAATTGCCCTAGCTGCAAACATACAATATGGAACCAGAAGAATATATTATTCAAACAACCCTACTTGAAACAGAGCAGGACTTAACAGACGCGCGTGTACGTGCTAGAGATGCATTTACTGTTAGAGATTTTCTAATAGAAAACGGTGCTGACCCAAAGAAATTACCTAAAGAACCTCCTGCCCCTAAACCGGAGCCTGAGCCAAAACCCCAGTACACTTCTGAGTTTACTGTTGCGGAAAAGAACGAAGCTCTTAGTATATTTTTAGAGCAACCCACTGCACCACCAGAACCTACAACGCCGGGATCGAAGAAAGCTTTAGAGAAATTATTAAAGCGGTTTGACTATACCATGCCAGATTCTACTAATAAGATGAGGCAGTATTTAATCTTTAAGTTGTTTGAACTAGCTGAAAATGACGACCCTAAACTAGCTATAAAAGCCCTAGAAATGCTAGGAAAAGTATCTGAGATAGGGTTATTTAGTACTAAAATTGAGGTATCTTCTACAGATAGACCGACTACTGAGTTGGAGACTGAGCTTAATAAACTGCTAAATACATACTCATTAGGTGCGATAGATACTAATTACCAAGAGATAACCGATGCAGAGCTTAGAGGTGATGATATAGAAGAAGCTGAGTTTGAAGAATATGAGGAAGAGGACGAAGAGGGTGAGTAAGTTAGCAACACTTCCTGAATCTGATAAAGCTAGGATAGCTAAACTTGTTGAAGAGTTAAATAAGCGAAAGACTCGTGAGTTAGCTCAAGTAAAATTTTTAGCTTTTGTGCAGGCTGTATGGCCCGGCTTTATATATGGTAGACATCATGCACGTATTGCACAGGAGTTTGAGAAGGTAGTTAATGGGGAATGTAAAAGGCTAATTATTAACTTAGGGCCACGACATAGTAAGTCGGAGTTTGGGTCTTATTTATTACCTGCATGGTTCCTAGGGCGCTTCCCTCACAAAAAAGTTATTCAGTGTTCTCATACTGCAGAGTTAGCAGTAGGCTTCGGTCGTAAAGTTAGAAACTTAGTGGGTACGCCAGCATACCAAGAGATATTTCCCGGAGTTGCCTTGCAGTCTGACTCTAAAGCGGCAGGACGATGGAACACTAGTGCAGGCGGTGATTATTTTGCGATTGGTGTGGGCGGTGCTGTTACAGGTAAAGGTGCAGACATTCTCATTATTGATGACCCCCATTCAGAGCAAGAAGCTGCGATAGCGGCGAGTAATCCAGAGATATATGATAAGGTGTACGAGTGGTACACATCAGGGCCTCGTCAGCGGTTACAGCCGGGGGGAGCCATCATCATCATTCAAACTCGTTGGAGTAAGCGCGACCTTACTGGGCAAGTATTAGACTCTGCGAAACAAAGAGGTAGTGGTGAGTGGAGGGTAGTAGAGTTACCAGCTGTGTTGCCCACAGGCAAACCGCTATGGCCTGAGTTTTGGAGCATACAAGAGTTAGAAGCTACACGGGACTCAATTGATGTGTCCAAGTGGCAAGCGCAGTACCAGCAGAACCCGACATCTGAAGAGGGGGCCATAGTCAAGAGGGAGTGGTGGCAGCAGTGGCAATCGGAAAACCCGCCTCAGACAGAGTTTATTCTACAGACATGGGATACTGCATTCGAGAAAACACAAAGAGCTGACTACAGTGCATGTACGACATGGGGCGTCTTCTACCAACCAGATGATAAAGGCATAACTCAAGCTAACATAATATTACTAGATGCAAAACGTGGGCGGTATGAGTTCCCTGAGTTAAAACAGATAGCGTTAGATGAGTATAAGTATTGGGAGCCAGATAGTATTATAATAGAAAAGAAAGCAACAGGAGCTCCACTTATATATGAGCTTCGTGCAATGGGTATTCCTGTAGGTGAGTTCACGCCTACGCGAGGTAATGACAAGATATCTAGGTTAAACTCTGTTGCAGATATTTTTGCATCCGGCAAGGTATGGATACCCAACACACGGTTTGCTGATGAGGTTGTAGAGGAAGTTGCATCATTCCCAGCAGGGCAACATGATGACTATGTGGACTGTGTGTCTATGGCAATGAGACGCTTTAGAAACGGAGGGTTTATTACAACTAACTTAGATCAACCCGATGAAGATCCCTATTCTAGTTATAGGAAAAAAGCTGCTTATTATTAGTTTATTAAGCGGTTGTACAGATTTTATATGCAGACCATCCGTAACACCTGTATATAATAAAGAGTTAACAGAACAAGCCCTCAGTAATCCTGACGGTATTTTATTTGATATTAAATGTAGAGAGGTAATACCATGTCAGTTGAAAGAATAGCGATAGAAGAGTTTGCAGCACTTATGGTTGGTGGTGATATTTTTAAAGATATCAAACATGCAGTGGGTGTAATGAGTACTAAAGACTTAACAGGCCCACAGAAAAAAGCAGCCATAATATCAGACTTTGAACATGTTGGGGAAGAAATCGGTAGTTGGGCATTAAACTTAGCTATTGAGTTGGCTGTAGCTTGGTTCAAAAAACTGGCGGCATGACATGAAAGAGCCAATGAATCCTGACGATATTATGCGGGCTATATTTTTATTCTTTCTAATAGCTACGGTTGGGGTAAGTATGGCTGTTAAAGATCATAAAGAACCTGCTACCCAGTTTACAGAAAGACACTTATTTTAAGGAAAATAAATGATAGATAAAAGCATGAACCCAGCCCCACAAGGCATAGAGCAAATAAGCCAAATGGAAGACCCACTTGAGATTGAAATTGAAGATCCTGAGTCAGTTACACTTCATTTAGGTGATACAGAAATTAAGATTGAGCCCGGTGAAGATGAAGACTTTGCTAGTAACTTAGCAGAAGAAATTGATGACAGGGTTCTTGACTCTTTAGCCGTAGAGCTTATTGCTGATTTTGAATCTGATGTTAGTGCCAGAAAAGACTGGGTGCAAACATATGTCGATGGGCTTGAGTTACTAGGCCTAAAGATTGAAGAGCGTTCAGAACCTTGGGAAGGTGCATGTGGTGTATATCACCCACTACTAACCGAAGCGGTTATTAAATTCCAAGCTGAAACTATTACAGCTACATTCCCTGCATCTGGCCCTGTTAAAACACAGTTAATTGGTAAAGAAACACCAGAGAAAAAAGAAGCAGCTCAGCGTGTTCAAGATGATATGAACTATCAGTTAACTGATGTTATGACTGAGTTTAGACCTGAGCATGAGCGTATGTTATGGGGCTTAGGTTTAGCAGGTAATGCATTTAAAAAGGTGTATTTTGACCCTTATTTAGGGCGCCAAGTTAGTATGTACGTCCCTGCTGAAGATGTTGTTGTGCCTTATGGTGCTTCAGACCTTCAAAGCGCAGAGCGTGTAACTCATGTCATGCGTAAAACAGAAAATGAAATCCGTAGACTTCAGTATGAAGGGTTCTATAGAGATGTAGATCTTGGTGACCCAAGTAATACTATGGACGACATTGAGAAAAAGATAGCGGATAAATTAGGTTTTAGAGCTACTACTGATGACCGCTTTAAGTTATTAGAGATGCATATTGACTTAGACCTTGAAGGGTTTGAGCATAAAGACCCTAAAACTAAAGAAGTAACAGGAATTGCACTACCTTATATTGTAACTATTGATAAAGGCACGGCTACTATTCTATCTATACGTAGAAATTGGGATCCTAAAGATGAAAAATCTCCTAAAAAACGAAATCATTTTGTGCATTATGGGTATGTTCCCGGCTTTGGTTTTTATTGTTTTGGGCTCATTCACCTTATCGGCGCTTTTGCTAAGTCTGGTACTTCAATCTTGCGTCAGTTGGTTGATTCGGGGACTCTTAGTAATTTACCGGGGGGTTATAAAACTAGGGGACTACGTGTTAAAGGTGATGATACACCTATTGCTCCGGGCGAGTGGCGCGATGTCGATGTTCCCTCTGGGGCTATAAGAGACAATTTTATGCCTCTTCCCTATAAAGAGCCAAGTCAAACATTAATGGCTTTGTTAGGGGATATTATTCAAGAGGGTAAAGCCTTTGCAGGCGCTGCTGATCTAGCTGTATCTGATATGTCAGCTAACTCTCCTGTAGGTACTACACTTGCAGTTTTAGAAAGAACTTTAAAGGTAATGAGTGCGGTACAAGCACGTATCCACTACTCGATGAAGCAAGAGTTTGTTTTATTACGAGATATTATTAAAGACTATTGCCCAGAGGACTATGATTATGAACCTACAGAAGGTAGCCGTCATGCTAAAAGAGCTGATTATGATTTGGTGTATGTACTCCCAGTCTCAGACCCCAATGCAGCGACAATGGCTCAAAGAGTTGTACAGTATCAAGCGGCTTTACAATTAGCTCAAGGTGCACCACAACTTTATAATCTTCCGTACTTACATCGGCAAATGTTGGATGTACTGGGCATCCCCAATTATCAAAAACTAGTACCCCTAGAAGATGATATGAAACCTAGAGATCCTGTGACAGAAAACCAAAATATATTAAAAGGTAAGCCTGTTAAAGCGTTCTTGTACCAAGACCACCAAGCGCATATCGCTGTCCATACAGCAGCTATGCAAGATCCTAAAGTTCAAATGGTTCTTCAACAAGCAATGGGACAAAACCCACAAGCACTGCAAGCATTGCAATCAGCTATGGGAGCACATATAGCGGAGCATTTAGGGTATGAGTACAGAAAACAACTTGAAGCTACGATGGGAACCGAAGTCCCTAATTATGGAAAAGATGACGAAGACAATCAAGTTACGATCCCAGAACAGATGGAAGTACAGATATCTCAACTGGCTGCTCAAGCGTCACAGCAACTCTTACAACAAAACCAACAAGCTGCACAGGCTCAGCAAAACCAACAGACTGCCCAAGACCCGTTGGTACAGATGCAACAGCAAGAGATTCAGCTTAAAGCGCAAGACTTACAGCGCAAGGCGGCTAAGGATCAAGCAGATAACCAGATCGCGATGGCAAAAATTCAATTAGAGCGTGAAAAGATCGGTGCACATCAAGAGTCAACTGGAGCGCAACTAGGCGCTAAAATTCAGTTGGAACAAGCACGGTTAACTGCAGATCAAGATAAAACCGCAGCTAAAATGGGTGTAGACGTAGCGATGAAAGAAGCTGATAGACAACATCAAAAACATCAGGCTGCTAGTACACAAGACCACGCTAAGTTCTTAGCTGATAGACAAGCTCAATTAGCGGAACGCCAAGCCCAAACCCAACCTAAAAAAGAGGTTAAATGATAGAAAATATGCTACTAGGATTTGCTGTTTTTGTAGTTAAGGTGGTGTGCCTATTAGCTTCTGTTGTTTTGGTAATAGGATGGATCGCAGATAAATTATTTGATAAGGCGGGTAAGTGGATAAGATAGCACAGATATTAAAAAGTCAAATTGACCAAAAGGTCACTTTACTACAGAACTCAATAAGCGATGGTCGAGCAAAAGATTACGCTGAGTACCAAAAGTTATGTGGGGAGATTCGTGGGTTATTAACTGCGAGAAACTATATAACTACCTTAAACCAAGAAATGGATGAAATTGATGAGTAAAATTTTAATTGGGACGAACCCTAAAAACCCTCAGATAGTTGGAGAGGTTGATGTGTCTGCACCAAACGAAGAAAAAGCAACGCAACTGCCTACTCCATCGGGGTACCGTATTTTATGTGCAATACCTGAAATAGATAAGACTTACGAAAACGGTCTTATTAAAGCAGAAGAGACTATGCGACATGAAAACCTATTAGCTACAGTATTATTTGTTGTAGCGTTAGGCCCAGATTGTTATGCGGACAAAGAGCGATTTCCTTCAGGCCCTTGGTGTAAGAAAGGAGATTTTATTGTAGTCCGTCCAAACGCAGGTACTCGCATAAAGATTCACGGTACTGAAATGAGATTAATTAATGATGACTCGGTAGAAGGCACAGTGCTAGATCCGAGAGGCGTTAGCAGAGTTTAGGAGAATAATATGAGTGAATTTAAATTTCCAGATGAGTCAGATAATGACTTTGAAAATGACGAGTTTGAGATCGAGATAGAAGATAACACCCCCGAACAAGATCGAGGTAAAACCCCTTTACCTAAAGAAGTAGTTGAAGAATTAGAAACCGCTGATGAAGCAGAAGACTATTCAGGCAAAGTTCAAACTAAGTTTAAACAGTATAAAAAAGCTTGGCATGATGAACGTAGAGCTAAAGAAGAAGCTTACAGAGAACAAGAAGAAGCGTTAACTGTTGCTCAAAAAATCTTAGATGAAAATAAACGCCTAAAAGCTTTGTTAGAGTCAGGTGAAAAAGAGTTAATTACTACCTACCAAACTCAAGCTGAGTTAGAAGTAGAAAAAGCAAAACGTAACTATAAAGAAGCATACGACTATGGAAACACCGATGCTATTGTAGAAGCGCAAGCTGAATTAATGAAAGCTACACAAAAACTTGACAAAGCGCAAAATTTCAGGCCTACTATTCAAAACATCGAAGACGATGCACAAGTTTTGCCTCAAAAGCAGCAAAAAACTGCACAAGTAAGTCCAAAAGTAGCGGAATGGGTAGCTGAAAATCCGTGGTTTACCGACCCGGAAAAAGAGTTAATGGCAAAGTATGCAACTAACTTCCATTATAAACTAGCTGAGAAATACGGCGAAAAGTTTGTAGGAACGGACGAGTACTTTAACCAAATTAACAAAGAAATAGCTAAACGATTCCCTGAAGAGTTTGAAGACTCAACTCCCTCAAACGAAGAGGAAGCTCCTCGTA